TTTATTTGTACCTCCAGTTAAATCATTCGCATCAACCAGTTCTTGGTCGGTTTCACTTTTAGTACCTGTTGACTTAACAATGTACTTGGAAGTGGTATTCACTACCTCTACATTACTAATTGCCATGAGAAATTACGCAGTAAAACTTTCGTCTTTTCTTAGTTCAATCATAACATAACCAGAAACACCGTAAGCACTTAACTTTATATCTCCCGAAGTTGCGCCGGTATTTGTTACGCTGTTTTCAATTTTACCAGCAGTGCCATCATAGTGTCCTGTGCCAGCAAGATTGATTGCTGTAACATCAGTATCGCCTTCAAAATAAAGCGAAGCCCAACCTGTGTTATCATCAGCAGTACCTTGTACTAATGCCCACCATATTCTGGTGATATCTAGTTTTGCACCATTAGCGTGTCCAGCTAAACCACTTGCATCAACTACAAGTGAGTCGGCAGTAGTATTGTCATTCATGTTTACTAAGACAGTTACTTTACCACCAGCAGCACCACTACCTGTTGCAATTTTTGTATCTTTGAGTGTTCTTGTTGCAATAGCCATTTTTTATTCCTTTATTTTATTAATTCGTTGTCAATATAATCTTCAATATCATAAACACTAACACCGTGTTTCTTTGATATTGCCTTAACAATGCCTTCTATCTTAGAGATGAGAGGGTCAGATGCTTTGTTTATCATTGCATACATATCTGTTATTGCCGCTTTCATCTTCGGAGATAAATTTTTAAACTGCGTAGTCGGTAATGAAGTCTTTCGTTCATCCAGTTTACCTGTGAAACTTTTAAACGAAATTTCGCTCACTTACTCTTCCTCTACTTGGTCGTCATCAATCTCAAAATCAACATGGTCATCTGCATCAACTTGAGCCGCAACAGCATCAAAAGAAGATTGTCCCGATAGTTCAGAACCAGCTTCTATTGCTTCCATATCATCTCCAGCATTTAACCAGTCGTTTGCAACTGTTTGTCTTTTAGCGTCTAATGCTTGACCAATCTTATCAGTCAACGCACTTTTAAACGCATCTTGAGCCGCAACATTGTCGCCGCCTGTTAATGAATCTACCATATTTACTACACTTTCATTTGACATAATTATTCATCTCCTATATTTATATCACCATATTCATCATCGCCCATATCTTGCGAGGCAATAATTCCTTGTTTTATCTCGTTGGCAATCTGCCCATCAATTTCAATAATATCTTCATCTGTTTGTTGTAAGATGTTCTTTCTTACATACTCAACAGAATAGTACTTACCTACATACGGACTTACTTCTTGTGCAAGACTTAATCTTTCTCTTAGTATCTCTGCATTTTTTAGTTCTGCAAAGTACCCGTCTTTTAAGAAAGTGTACTGTATGTGTTCTTTTATTCTTGACCAATCTTCAATTGTAATAATACCTTTCAACACTAATTGTGTTTTGAGTATATCGTTAAAGACGCCAGTAAATCTTTTTCTTAATCTAGCGACAAACTTTGTAAACTTCAGTTCATCTCTTGTAATCTCTGCGGCTCTGCCCATGTTGAATCCGTTATCTGAATCCAATCTTGACATTGGCACATTCAAAGATTGATATAATTTCTTTTGAAAATATTCAACATCTGATATCTCACCAAGATTTTGACCACCAGATAATGTAGAAACTTCTGTGCCTTTTGCACCTTCTCTACGAGGTAACCAAAAATCTTCAAGCATTGACATATGTTTTCTGTCATCTCTGATTTCGCCAGTAGCTGCATCATAGACAAGTTTGTTTCTATATCTTGCCATAACATCTCTCAGATATGCTTCTGCTTTTACTTTAGGCAAGTTGCCAACATCAACATAGAATATTCTTCTTTCAGGTGCTCTTACTATTCTGTAAATAACAACAGCATCTTCAATCATTCTTAACTGATTGGTAGGTTTAATTGCCTTGTGCAAATGCCCCATAACCATATTCTTGGTTTGGTCAATTACACCAGAGGTAACATAAGTAATTGAGTCGGCAGCAATCTTCAG